AAACTTTTGAAAATCTAATTAGAAAAGTAGTTAGAGAAGAAATTGATTATTCGTTACGTAGAGAAATTAAATCACTTAAGGAAGATTTACGTGATGAATTAAAACCAACTATTACAGAGCATAAAGAAAAAATAGCTGAAGTTCCCGAAGCAACTAAAACTTCGTTAAGAGAAAAAATAATGGGTAATGCACCTATAAAACAACGCCCAAAACAAGCATTTACATCTAACAGTGCATTAAATGATTTATTAAATGAAACAGCACAAGGAGACACAAATACACAAACTGCTACATCTCCTAGTATAGCAGAAACAAACATGCCTGATCCAGTAGCAAAAGTAGTAAATAGAGATTATAGAAGTTTAATGCAAGCAATTGATAAAAAGAAAAATAGATAATAAATGGCTATTTTAGAAAGAAGAAATATTAAAATAAATCCTATAGATTTACCTCAAAATGATAAAGTAGCGGTAGGTGTTACTTTTCCCTTTGATGGATCTGCGGTTTTTAATTCTTCTTATACAACTAAAGACCAAGTAAAAAGTAATTTAATTAACTTACTATTAACTTCTCCTGGTGAAAGATTAATGAATCCAGAATTTGGAGTAGGTATAAGACAATATTTATTTGAACAAGTTATAGATAAAGAATTTTTAAAAAATAAAATAACAGACGGGGCACAAATTTATATCCCCCAAATAGAAATAGATGATGTGTTTATTAAAAGAGAAAACCTAACAACAACACCAGAACTTCACACAGTAAGAATATCACTATATTACAAAGTATTAGCAGACAGATCAACAGATGCAATATTATTAAACTTTAACTAAAATGGCATATTCAAAAACATCAAATACCCCACGAATAAAAAGTGTTAAATATTTAAATAAAAATTTTAATGATTTTAAAACTCAATTAACGGATTTTGCACAATCATATTTTCCTGATACTTTTAATGATTTTAGTGATTCATCTCCAGGAATGATGTTTATAGAAATGGCCGCTTATGTAGGGGATGTTTTATCTTATTATCAAGATACCCAACTACAAGAAAACTTTTTATTATTAGCACAAGAAAAAGAAAATTTATATAACTTAGCTTATTCTTTAGGTTATAAACCTAAAGTAACCAATACATCCACAGTAATGTTAGATGTATTTCAATTAGTACCTTCAGATGCATCTAATGATCATCAACCAGATATGAGTTATGCACTTAATATAAAAGAAGGATCATCTTTTGCGTCATTAGGACCAAAGTTTATATCAGAAAAAGATGTAAATTTTAAAATAGATAGTGATCTTAGTCCTTTAGAAACAACTGTATATTCTATTAATAACCTTAATAATAAACCAGAATATTATCTTTTAAATAAAAAGGTAAAAGCACATTCAGGTGAAATAAAATTGAAAAAATTTGAAATAGGAAGCTATTCAAAGTTCCTAACATTAACATTAAACGATACAGATATTATAGAAATAGAATCAATAGTAGATTCTAATGGGGATAAATGGACTGAAGTTCCTTATTTAGCACAAGATACAGTATTTGAGGCAGTAGAAAATATAGCTAGTAAAGATCCAGAATTACACGGATTTAATGAGTCAACACCTTATCTTTTAAGTTTAAAAAAAGTTCCAAAAAGATTTGTAACTAGAGTAAAATCTAATAATACTTTAGAAATCCAATTTGGTGCTGGAGAAAATAGTGTAGTAGATGAAGAAATCATCCCTAACCCAGACAATATAGGTTTAGGAATTAAAGATGGTCGTTCTAAATTAGAATTTGCTTATGATCCTTCTAATTTTTTATATACTGGTACTTATGGATTAGTTCCTACAAGTACAGTATTAACTGTAAATTATAAAGTAAATAATTTTGGGGTAGAATCAAATGTAGAAGCAGGAAGTATAAATAAAACAGATATTTTAAACCTTCAATCATCTCCTAATTTAGATAAAGATTTATCTCAATATGTTAGAGATTCTATAACAGTTACAAATTTAACAGCGGCTACCGGAGGAGGATCAGGAGATACTATTAATGATGTAAGACAAAATGCAATGGCTAGTTTTGGTGCTCAGAATAGAACAGTAACAAAAGATGATTATTTAATTAGAACTTTATCTATGCCTGCTAAATTTGGTAGAGTTGCTAAAGCTTATATAACTCAAGATGATCAAATCTCTCCATTAACAACAGTTGCAGGTAGAATACCTAATCCTATGGCATTAAATTTATATACTTTAGGATATAATAATCGAGGAAATTTAACCACTTTAAATTTAGCTACAAAAACAAATCTCCAAACTTATTTAGAACAACATAGAATGCTAACAGATGCTGTTAATATTAAAGATGCTTTTGTAATAAATTTAGGTGTAGAATTTGAAATTATAGTCTTTAAAAACTTTAATAATCAAGCAGTATTAAAACAATGTATTGAAGAATTAAAAATATATTTTGGTAAAGATAAATGGCAAATAAATCAACCAATAATAATATCTGAAATATATAATGCTATAGGAGCAATAGATGGAGTACAATCAGTTCCAAATGTAAAAATGGATAATGTAGTAGGACAAGATTTAGGATATTCTCCTTACAAATATGACTTAGATGATGCTACTATAAAAGGAATAATTTATCCTTCATTAGATCCAAGTATATTTGAAGTAAGATTCCCTAACCAAGATATTAAAGGAAAAATAACACAATACTAAAATGGCATACTATTCTATATTTCCCGAAAAAGACGCAACAATATATAGTCATCCTAATAGAACAGGTTTAAATACTGGTAGGGATGAAGTATTAGAGCTATTAGAAGAAAAATCATCAACTGCTGAATTATATTATCCTTCACGTTTTTTAATTAAATTTAAAAATACAGAAATTAAGGATGTAATAGAAAATAAAACAAAAGGGATTCCTTTCAATACACATTTAGAAGTATTTTCCACAGCACATAAATCTTTACATGCAAACCATATAGTACAGGTTTATGCAGTTTCTCAATCGTGGGATGAAGGCACAGGTAGATTTAAAAATAATCCATCTTCTTCTAATGGAGTAACTTGGGATTTAAGAACAGATACAGGTTCAAGCGCAAGAGCAATATGGGCTACTTCAAGTTTTGCTTCTAATTCTACAGGTTCTAGTTGTGATTTTATGGTGTCAGGAGGAGGTACTTGGTGGACAGGAACAAATTATGTAGCAGAAACATCTTTTTCAAATGCAGATAATTTAGATTTAGATATAAATGTAACTAATTTAGTTAAATTCTTTTCTGCAAGTTATTATCAAGGAGCTACTTACCCAACAGGAATAGAAAATGAAGGTTTTATAATAAAAAAACCAATCGCCACAGAATGTGATGCTTCATCTAGCTTTGGTGAACTGCAATATTTTTCCGCAGATACACATACAATATACCCACCTAAACTAACATTTAAATGGGATGATTCATCTTATTCTCATAGTGGTACTACTTTAACTAGTGGAGACATATTTTTAGCATTATACAATAATAAAGAAGAATTTCAAAGAAAATCAAAACAACGTTTTAGATTAACTACAAGAAAAAGATACCCAGATAGAGCTTTTGTAACAAGTTCAAATTATTTAGATACAGCATATTTACCTACCTCTAGCTATTATAGTTTACGTGATGCAACAACTGACGAAATAATAGTCCCTTTTGATACAAATTATACAAAATTAAGTGCCGATAATGATGGTATGTATTTTGATTTATTTATGGAAGGATTACAACCAGAACGTTATTATAAACTAATGTTTAGAGTAGATAATAATGATGGTATTAATATTTATGACGAAGATTATTATTTTAAGGTTGTTAGATAATGGGAAGAATAGATCCAAAATTAATAGTAAAAGGAGAAGAAAGCAATATTAAAATTGTTAAGTTCAAAGGAACAACTTCAATAACAGCAGGCCACCAACATAATTTTGTAGTCTACGAAGATGACACTGTAGAAATTTTTGAAGCAATATCAAAAAATCGAGAAACAGGTCAGGAAGAAAAACACACACATGAATATTTAGGTGAATATCCTTATGGTGTTATGTCTAAAGTTTTAAGAAGTTCAAAATCAAAG